AACTTCGCAGGATCATGATCAAAAAACTTCCGCGCCTTCGACGGCAAATCCATGAACGAATCACGCGCGGCCTGAACCAACGCTAACGCTTCACGAAAATCCAACGCCGGACAGAAACCAAACCGCGGCTCCGCCCGCGCAATATGCGTTATCTGTCCTGTACGCTCATACTTCGCCACAATATTGTTGATATCACATTCATCCTTCATCGACTGCTTAGCCTTACCAACACCGTCAACCGAGCAGTCCACAACAACCGGGACACGTCCCGAAAACCGATTACGTACTTCACTCATCGCCTTACACCTCTACCAGGAGCAAACAAAGAACGAGCGGAATTACCCGCACCTAAAAACCGTTCAATCCAACGAAGCCAAGGAGCCTGCTCCGCTATATCACCTTCAATACGAAGAGACTTCAAAATCTCCTCTTCCTGCTGCCTATTCACTTCCAACATCTGCTCCGACGCGCGCGACGTTCGCGTATCCTGCTCAGTCTTTAAAGTATCCGCGCGCATCTTCTCGAACTCCATACGACGATTCTTCAACGCCTGCGCCATCTCACGATGCGCCAAAGCAGACGACAAACCCGGCGACACGATATCCTCGATAGACGGCTGCGCGCCACCCGGAGTCGACGCGCCAGCACCACCAGTCGCCGAAAGAATAGGATTCAAACCAGCAGCTCGCAAATCAGCAACTTCACGCTGATGCGCAGTCGACGACATCCGCTCCTGGAACGCCATCTGCTCACGCGCAGCCTTAATCTGCGCCTTATTCCGCGAACCAGCACCAAGCGAGCCAATGATACCGCTCACAATACTACCAGTAACAAACGGGTCCATACTCAACCTCCGAAACCGCAAAGAGGGATCGCGGCGCCCAACCGCGACCCTCTACGGCACACCTAGCAAAAAAATTAAAAATGATCAATCAAGCCCGGCACGCCATACAACGGCATCGGCCGTGCACAACGGAAGTTGAAATACCCGTCAAACAAAAAATGCGGCTCCGCCGCAACCGCAATAACACGATCCAAAGGCGGCGAATCTGTCATAAACGTGGTATCTAAGACCGGACGCGAGCTAAACTCTTGCGAGAGATGCCACGCGTCAAGCGTCGCCGCCGCATTGCTGCGAAACGCTCCCGTAACCAGTGAAGGTTTATATCGATACTCAGCATAACGCTCTTGATACCCAAAGACATCCTCATCACTGCCCGAACCGTCTGCATATATCTCCTTCGACAACACGGCCTGCTCGCCAATATGCGCGAGCGCTGGCCAATAAAAATCGTACCGCGTCTGACGCGACCACATACGATTCAAACCCTGTTGATACGTGAGATCCGCACGCACATTCACCAAACCAATGACAATACAATGCTCCGTGAACGACTTGGTGAAACCATGATTATGCAAATGCGCCGTCCCGAACGCACTGAGATTACCTTGCGGCGTACTAGCGGTTTCTGATGTCTGAGCAACCGGACTAATATTAACCCTACTGGAACCGCCACCAAGATACTCCGGCCGCTGCAATCTAGCGTCCGGTGAGACCACGCCGAAATGCGAACGCACGATTTCAGTATACCGTGTCCCACCACGTGCATCACGCTCCAACAACTTTTGAACCTGAAACGCCTGACGCAACTGATTAATCGTCGCCGCCGTCGCCGTCGACAAATCCGCATACAAGTTTGCAGGATACGCAACACTACCGCCACCACCAGCGGCACCACCAGCGGTGATAAAACCACCCGCGTTCGTCTCCAAAATCTTCGCATTCACAACCGCACCAGCAACCGTATCACGATACTTCGTGCCAGCCGTCCACGCACCCGTCGTATGATCCGTTGTCGTCGGCAACACAATCGCAGTCGTACCTAACGGCAACGTAACCGAATCACCCTTCTGCGGCCAAGGCAAACACGACGTAAAGTAATCATGACGCTTCATACGATTCGCGGGCGTACCATTAAACCCGGAAGTCGTCGCATCATCAACCTGCAAACCAATCGTAATGCTATTCGTCAAATTCTGGTCACGAAACCACTCGTTAAAGATCCGATAATACGCACGCACCGGCAAACCCGAAACTTCAATAGGGTCCACTCCAGTCGGCACACCCATATAATCCGCCAACGAACCTTCAACGTATCCACCGCCAGGCACCGTTGCAACAGGAATAGTAAAGTCAATGGAATCACCTGGATCATCCTGAGCACCGTTAAACCTCTCCCAATTCTCCCATACCAAACGATACGGCACCGCGAAAAAAAACGTCTCCATGAACAAGTTGTCCATGATCGGAAAAATCGGCGTCGCCATACGCGCAAACGCCGTAAGCTCCAAATTAAACGTATCACCCGGCAACGCCTCATCTATGAAAATCGGCACCAACTTACCAGCATCAAACGTAGTCTTATGACCGTGACTACGATCAAAACTAGAACGTGGAATCTGCGCCTGCGGCACCATGCTAAACGCATGCTCCATTACACTATGCATTCTCATCAACAACACTCCCTGCTTTCGCAACAACACCAGTAACCACAACACTATGCGGGGTGAGCCCCGTCAAAACCCCCTTAACATCATCAAACTCGCCAATCTCGAACAGCACATAGTCCTCAGGATGCTTACAAAACTGATGACTATCGTCACGACACGCATCCTGAAACGCACGAAACGCCATACCTGACGTATGCAAAAAAAACGGCGGAAGATACGCCTTCGCCTTATCATCGAAAACAGAAAACACTTTGTGTTTCATAACAACCTCATTAGAGTTCTCAACGGTACCCAAACTCTCTAAACTTCTCCCGGCAAGATACTCCTCCAAAATCATGCCGTTCAACCACCCGGGAAACCTATTCCTTTCAGTCATGGTTTCCCGGACCCTTCCAAACGGCGCGCCCCTTGTCTAAGACGCGCCCTCGCGACTGCTTCACGCACTCGCAACCTACTAGGCGTCGCATCAAACGCGCGCTCACGCTGAGCACGCTCACGCTCCGCCTTAATCGCAGCAAACTGCTCACCATGTGCAGCCTCAAATAACTTATCGTAAAAACGAGGAGGCTTACCCGGCATCCCGCGCGAAATAACTTCATCGCTCGGAAACACGTCACTCGCGTACCTCGCGAACCATGCTCGCGCGATACCCGGACGCCTACTCATCGTTACATACTCCGGCTGCAACTTAACAACTTCGCCATCCGGCGAAACACGCATATAATGCTCATCAGCTCGCTCACCTGTAACCTTCTTCGTTACATAGCGAGCAACATACGCACAAGACTCAAAAGTAACGTCACCCATAGAGCAGAAGCCACGGCCCCACGTGCTCTCCAAAATCGCGGACGTGTATAACCGTCCACCAGGAACATTCTGATACACCAACTTATCAGGTAAATCCAAACCATAAAGAATGCAATGATAGTGGGGCCGAAATAACTGCTCACCATACTCACCACAATGAAAAAAACGCATACGCTCAGTCGAGAAACGCTTACGCAAGCGTTTCATAAAACCCTGAAAATGAGACTTATCGAGAGAACCATCCGCCGGAAGATTCTCCGGCGAATACGTCAACGTCAAAAAATACGAATACTCATGAAGCTGAGCCTCATGCATCAAACGAACTGCCCACTGTCGCGATTGCTCCAGTCGGCAACCAATACACCTTCCGCACGGCAATAGTACCTCCGGACCAAAACCGTGCGCCTTCTCAAAAACGATAGGAAACTTCCCGGACGCTCCCGCAACGCGGGAGCGCCACCCCTGCAACGGATAAAAGCACGGCACAGCATCACAAACTACAAACGAATACCGCCACGCATAGGCATCGCCAAATTCTTCGGATGCACACCAGATTTCCGAGAAAAATCCTTACGTGACGACCTACGACCCATCTTATGTCTACGCGCCATAATCAACCTCACATCGCGCTATCGCGCTCCAAAAGAAAAACAGACCTTTCATGGACTTAGTCAGTGTAGCACGAGTGCTCGGGGTATCAAGGGACTGCTTCGCACTCCGCTACGCTCCGCCCTTGACACCCCTGCGCGCACGTGCAATAAACCTCACGTCCATTCCGGACGCATAACACAGAGGAAACACAATGGAGCTTAACGACCAAATCGCAGACCTCGAAGTCGAACTACGCGTACTAAGAAGTCGACTCACCGACATACGCAACATCAGCAACGACCAGTACCTCGAAAACAACAAGGCGCTCCTCGCCCTTCGAGACCTACACAACCGTCAACAATACCAAATCGACGCGCTCTACCGTAGAATAGACAAACTGGAGCCACCATGGGAGACCGACAACACACCAAACGCACAACCCGTTACCGGCAACTGAGACTAGAATACTTTCCACTAGATAAGGAACTAAACAAATGTACTTCCGAGTCGGATACACCTTCATCGGCAACAACTCACAACTTCGATCTTCC